GATGAAGATGGCTAAGTATGCAAACGCCGGAGAACTCAGAACGCCGGTTAAATTTATGCGAATTGACCGAGGGAAAGACGCAGACGGTTATTCCGTTGAGGTTGAAGTGGAAGTCTTAAAGACCAAATGCAAATGGGTTAATGTCCACGGAACGGAAGTATTTACGGCTATGCAACAACAACTGAGGGAACCTGCAACAATCACTATGAGGTATTCACCGTTGATTAACCCTAAGTTAATCGTCTACAAAGGCGCAGAACCTTATGAGGTTATCAGTATTGATGACATTGAGAATCGCCATAGGTGGTTGGAGATTAAAGTACAGAGGGCATCGGAGGCGGTGTAGCTATGGCAAACTTCACATTTAGCATTGATGCTGATTTTGTTAAATCGCTTGGCAGAATGGCAGATGTAGACGAGTATGCACCAATAATGATAGATGAATCAATGCCGATCCTTGAAAAAAACTTAAAAAAAGAAGCATTGAAGCACAAGGATACTGGCGAAATGGTTGATTCTATTAAATCAACAAAAGCCGGGAAAACAAGGTACGGTGGTTATTTTGCTATTTCCCGTCCGACTGGATATGCGCGAACCGGATGGAAATACGCAAGGACAAAGAAAAATGCCGGCACAAAGGAAAGGCTTCGCAACATGGAAAAGCTTGTCTACCTGGAATACGGAACTTCAAAGCAACCCGCAACCCCGGTACTAACAAAGGCAATCAAGGATAGCGAACCAAAGGTTTTGAGAAAAATGCAAGAGGTATTTAACAGGGAGGTGGGAGATTGAATGTAAATCCTTTAATCATATCAGCTTTGTCGTCTTTGAATCTCCCGGATGAACCAAACCATTATGAGGGTACGGCGACCGAATACATCACATTCAATTATGTAGATGAGCGACCTTCGCTCAGGGCAGACGATACTGACATATATGACGAAACAACAATCCAGGTACACTATTTCACAAAAGGAAACCCACAACCAAACAAAAAAGCCATTCGCAGATTGTTAAGAGCGAGTGGTTTTACTATTATATCAACATCCGAATTTTACGAATCCGACACGAAATTTAACCACATCGTAGTCGAAGCGTGGATTGAGGGAGTAATACAAGATTAAGAGAGGAATGAGAAAATGGCGAAGATTGGACTGAAATATCCAGTATTTAAAAGTGCGACATCGCAAGGGGTAATAGCTAAAGCTATACAAGCAGACATAGCAATAAGCGTTAATAACGTTAAGTTGTACGCCGATGATGCAATAGCAGAAAGCGACAAGTCGTTTCAAAGCGGCACCCTAACATTAGGCGTTGACGATTTATCCGACACCGTACAGACCGCGTTTTTAGGACATACAGTAAACGAGGGTGAAATCACAGCAAAAGGAACAGACCCCAATCCTTATGTAGGGATAGGCTTTTATGGTGTAAAGGTTGTTGGTGGTGTAAGAAAGTTCAGAGCAATTTGGCTGCCGAAGGTGCAGTTTGGGGAGCCAGCAGACACTAACGCAACTAAGGGTGACACTGTAGCTTTTGCAACTCCGGTACTTGAAGGAACCATCATGCTCGATGATGATGGCACTTGGAAGTATGAGCAGACATTTGACACTGAGGCAGAGGCAATAGCGTATTTGCAGGCTAAGTCAGGCGTTAAAGCACAATGTACTAAGCCGATAGCTGATTTGGCTAGTGGTACTTATGTAGGAGAGCAGAGCGTTGAGTTGACCGCAGGAGCAGGTGAAACAATCTACTATACAACTAACGGCACAACACCATCCGCAACCAATGGGGACGAATACGCTACAGCTATTACAGTAGCGGATTCATGTGCTTTAAGGGCTATTGCAATTAAGGACGAGATGAACAATTCAGAAATCGCAACTTATGAATATATCATAACCGCACAAGAGGGGGCTTAATGCTCCCTTTTCTCTTTAAGGAGGTTTAGTATGAGTGATTTAAAGCCGAAAGGCACAAAAATAAAGCTTGGCAAAAATGAATACGGCATGAGATTTACGATAAACGCCATTGACGACATACAGGATAAATTTGAAATATCGATTAAGGACTTAACGAAGATATTTCAAGATAGCAAGACGAGGTTTAAAAATTTAAAATACCTGCTTGCTTTATTGATTAACGAAGATTTAGACTGTTTCAAAGACGAAACGGGAGAAGAAATTCCCCATATTGATGAAAGATTTGTAGGCAGACATATTGACAGTAACAATATGAAGGAGATTATGGAAACGATATTAAGAGTGTTCACAAATGGCACGCCTGAATCAGACGAAGAATCCCCAAACGCACAGAGCGAGTAACAGGAAAATTCAATGTTGCTCGCTGTATTTATATAGGCAAAACACTTCTTGGTTATACGGAAAAAGAAGTGTGGAGAATGACATTAAGAAAACTAATGCTTTTGTATACGGAACATTTGAAGGAAACGGGGCGTTACCAACCGCCTCAGACCATAGATGACGTAATTCCATTATAAGGAGGGTGAGAGAATGGCAAAGAAAACAATAGGTGCAGGCCTTGCTCTGGACGGTGAGCGTGAATTTAAACAAGCGATATCGGCAATAAATAAAGACTTATCGGTGTTGGGGTCCGAGATGGGAAAAGTTACTGCCCAGTTTGGTAATAACGCTAATAGCATGGATGCCTTAAAGTCCAAGTCCGAAGTCTATAATAAGCAAATAGACGAACAAAAAAAGAAAATCGAAACATTGAAAGCTGCCCTTGAAAACTCCGCAAAAGAGTTTGGGGAGAATGACAATAAAACAAAAAACTGGCAGATACAACTAAACAAGGCCGAGGCTGCACTTGCTAAGACGGAGAACGCATTAGACGACAACGATAAGGCACTAGACAACATGGGCAAGGGGCTTGATGATGTAAGCAAGGATTTAGATAAGGCTGAGGGCAGATTCTCAAAGTTTGGCGGTGTATTAGCGGGCGTGGGTGCTGCCATGGGAGCGGTGGCGGTTGCCGCTGGTGCTGCTGCAATCAAAATGGGTAAAGAAGTTGTTAAGGCTTTTGGCGAATTAGAGCAAAACCTTGGTGGATCAGAGGCGGTATTTGGCGAACACGCTGCAAGCATCCAAAAGATAGGTGAAGAAGCATATAAAAACATGGGAACCTCCCAAAGTGATTATTTAGCAACTGCTAATAAAATGGGTGCATTGTTTCAGGGTTCAGGGATTGAGCAAGAAAAAAGTCTTGAGTTAACAACTAAAGCAATGCAAAGAGCCGCAGATATGGCATCTGTCATGGGTATTGATATGCAGCAGGCTTTAGATTCAGTAGCTGGGGCAGCAAAAGGTAATTTCACTATGATGGACAACCTGGGGGTGGCCATGAATGCAACGACCATTGAAGCATATGCAGCCGGTAAAGGCCTTGACTTTGTGTGGAGTAAAGCATCGCAGGCTGAAAAAGCTGAGATGGCCATGCAGATGTTTTTTGAGTCAACAGAGCAATATGCCGGGAACTTTGCAAAAGAAGCAACTACAACAGTAACGGGCTCTATCGGACTTTTGCAAGCCGCGCTTGGCTCATTTACTGCGGGTCTTGGTAATGCAGACGCCGACATGACGAACTTGACGGAAAACCTTGTAGATGCCTTCCAATCGGTAGTTAATAATATCGTACCGATAATCGGAAATCTAACTGCTGCATTGCCTGTAGCATTTGACGCTATTTTAAACGCATTAGGTGATCTTGTACCCACTTTGCTGGATACAGCTATAACGCTGTTCAGGCAGGTCTTAGATACGTTGTTAAAAATCATGCCTGAATTGATACCTGTTGTAGTACAGGCGCTCATGACAATAGTGGATACCATAATAGATAATTTACCTATGATTATTGACGGTGCATTTACTTTAATTATGGCATTAGCGCAAGGTTTAATAGATGCATTGCCTGAACTGATCCCTGCGGTAGTTGACACAGTAATAACAATAGTTGAGACATTGATTGACAACATAGATATGCTGATAGATGCAAGTATAGCTATAATTTTAGCACTTGCAGAGGGCTTGATTGAAGCGATGCCGCGATTGATTGATAAAATACCCGTTATTATTGACAAGTTAATTAAGGCGATCACTAATAATCTCCCTAAACTCATTGAAGCAGGAATACAGTTAATTATTGCATTGGCTGGTGGATTAATAAAAGCAATCCCACAGCTAATATCTAAAATCCCAGAGATAATAACATCTATTGTTAATGGATTTAAAAACTATTACAGTAAGTTAGCAGATGTCGGTAAAAACATGGTTACAGGCATCTGGGATGGCATCAAATCAATGGGCAAGTGGATCGGTGACAAAGTTTCAGGGTTCTTTAAGGGTGTTGTTGACGGTGCAAAAGACTTCCTCGGAATTCATTCTCCATCTACTGTTTTTGCAGGCATCGGAAAAAATATGGCCTTGGGGCTTGGTGCTGGATTCGACGATGAGATGGACGATATCTCAGCCAGAATAAACAGCAGCATCCCGACGGGCTCGAGTGGATCCGCCAGGGGGGGTATAGTGGTTAATGTACCGGTAAACCTTGACGGTCAGATAATCAGTTCATCCAACAGTCGGATCCAATACGGCAAAAACACATTAAGAACACGGAGTCTTGGGGTGGTAGTGTGAGCAGTGAAATCAAAATACTTGATTCAACATTAACGGAGTTGGCGACTATCACGGTTGCCAGCTCCGCCGTACGAACTGAAAAGATAAACTCAGATAATAT